GTATTTAGTCGAAGCAATGTCTGTTACAGAAGCAGAAGCTAAAGTAGTTAAAGATTTTGGATCTACTACATTGGAATATGAGGTAAAAGCTGTCTCTTCAAGTAAAATTATTAAAATTATAGAATAATGTATAATCTAGGAGAAACAGTAATTGTTACAGAGTATATCAATAAGAAAGCAAACGAAGTAAAACATTCAGTTGGCGTTGTAATGAAGCCATTCGTTCATAAAAAACAAACTTTTTATGATGTATTATTAGAAAGAAGGACAGGATTATCCTTTTTGAATACTGCAAGATCATCTAAACAAGCATTTATTAATAGAGATCTTACTACCAAGCTAGTCGAATCAGGGAACATTGAATCTACTATACCATTCAAGTATATGTTAGATAATGAGGAACTTCCTATAATGATCGCATAATGGCTAGACCAAAATTACCAAAAATAGATAAATTAAAAAAACGAGTCAGGAAAAGATATCCTGGCTCTATCTGTATACAAGATTCTATAGGGCAATATTATATAGAATGGAATGATGAAAATCTTAATGACACATTCCTTTTAGACAATTGCGATACCGAGTTAATAGCGTGGGAACAGGCTAGTATAACCGCCAAACACGAACAACATATTAACCGTACACATCCTATGAAGAAACTTATATCACAAGAACAAAAGAATCAAAATAAAGAACGTATAACAAATCGAATAAGAAAAATATGACAACTAAAACCGTAAATCATTCATGGGCAACACCAGATCATTTAATTAAAAGATATGGAAAAACATGGGCAGAATTAGATTTTGAAATTAATCCTAAGTTATCAAATTATCAGTTTGGAAATGATCCATTAAATACTGTAGTTGGATCATTATTAATATGTGGTAAGCGTGTACCATTAAAATATAAACAACTAGTTAATTCGATAACTTCTTTAGATCAATACTTAGCAGATATACATTTTAATAAACCAGAAAAGGATGAAAAAATTAGAATAGCTGTATTTAATAATATATTTTATTTGAAAAAACACGAAATAACAAAATTAAGTCAAACTATTACAGATTCATGTGAAACAATTATGAAATCTTATAAGATAGGGTTATATTTATAATAAAGGTAGATATGGGAAATTATAAATACTTTTTTATATCCGATTCGAAAAAAGAAGCTGTTGGTCAAGTAACTGCAGATGGCATTTATGAAGCAATGAAAAGATCGGCTCGTAAGAAAAAATTAAAATTGAATCATTTTTTAGAACTATTCAATGTAGAAGAAATAAAATGAATACTATATTTGATAATATAATAGTTAAATTACCACAATTAAACTACTTTCAACAGTTAACAGCTCAAGAAAAAATATATTATCTTTTTGAATTATTTGAAACTTCTAAATATACTGATAATTTTTCTAACGCTGATTTAGCATCTGGATTAGAGACATTTTTTAATCAATTAGATGAAGAAGCTGAAAATTATGATGAAAACTTTCCTGAATTTGAAAGTTATGATATTGGAGACGGAACTAGTTCTGTTAGAGTAGATGTTTTAGTAGACAATGAAAATGTTGTATTAGAATCAAATAGTTTAAAAGCAGTTAGAAATATTAAAGACAAATTTTTAGATTGCGGATATTTATTATCAAGGGATGCAGAAATTGAAAAAATATTTCGTCCTGATAAAGTAACTAGATACCTTAGGGTATATAGAATCATAGGTAGAACATTCCATCTATGTTATAATTGAGATACGGTAGGTCTCAAATTATATTAATTAATAAAACGGTTAGCTAATGCAACCAATAAACACAGGAGGTTTAAAATGACACATTTTAAAGAAACATTTCTATACAACGATTTTGATTTAGTTTGGAAAAACTTATTCGATCAAAAATCATCCTATTTACCAGTAATAACAAATAAAATGAATTATCCAGTTGATATTTATACAACAGATAACGGAATACAGTTTGAAATTGCTGCAGTAGGAAAAGAAAAATCAGACATTGAAATATTAACAGAAGGCGAAACTTTAAGAATAAAGTATGATAAAGATGCTGAAGAGCAACGTGACTTTATTCATAAAGGAATAGCAAAACGAGCTTTTGATTTTGCTTGGAAAATATCTAAGGAATTAGAGTTATCTAAAGCTGAAGCTACTATGGATAAAGGATTACTAACAATTAGTATTCCATATGCAAAAGATAGAGCACCAAAACAAATAGTTATAAAATAAGTTATAATGAGACCTACCAACTCAATGTATATTCTACCAACAATAGAATATCAAAATAAACGTTTTAATATTCGTAGATTAGTTCGTGAAGATCCAAATGAAAATATAGATTTTTGGAAAGATATTATAGCACATGATGTTGTTTTGAGAAAAGATGGATATTTGTGGTTTTTAATTGAAATTAGCGATGCTGAAATTATTGAAGAATGAAAAAAAAGAAATTTCCAAAATATATACAAGAAAAATTTAATAAAGCCCAATTCAAAGTAGGAGATCATGTTAAATATGAATTTCTAGGAGATAGTGGATGGGGATATGTAACAAAAATACAAAAATTTAATGAAACAGTTAGTTATATGGTTCAAGGTAATGGTTACTCGTATCCTTGTGGCCTTCAAATTAAAGAGCACACAAGCTATTATGCCGGATCGATCGATTATGAGGCCTCAAAGAATCAAAAAGATAATGCAACAACCAGAAATGCAAAAACTAAAAAACGAAATGATTATAAGTCAAGGAAACGAGTTTCTGGAGTTAGTAGCAACACAATATCAAATACAGGATTTAGATCTAGCTCAGCGAATGGTATTGGGGATGGCAATGCAAACAACTGCTCTACAAATGAGTCAGGCAAAAAAACAATTAGAAATAATGAATTAGAAGAAGTTATTGTAAAACAGAAAGAATTTCTGCGTAGATTTACATAACAATATATTTATTAATATAAAAAAAGAAAGGTAAAAATATGAATAAAATTAAAGACATAGTAAATTCATCTTGGTTTAAAGCTGCTGCAATTGGTGGTATAGGTGTTTTATTATTATTAGATAAAAATGTATTTTATTCCGGTATTGCATTTGGATTTGCAGTACGTGAATTTTTATTAGCATTTAAAAAATAAACAATTAAAGAAAGGTTATAAAATGTCAAAATTTGTATATAAAGAACAAGTTGTAGATTTAGTAGTTGATTCAGCTGAAATTGTAAGACATGTTGGAAGAGGAATTGAAAAAGGAAAAATCGACGTCAATTCTGCTATGAGTAATTTAGCATCTGCTCTTCGTAAACTAGAATCAGCTACTGAGTATTTACGTAAAGCATGAAAAATTATTTTCCGTACATTGTATTAATTGCTGCGTTAGGATTAGCTTCTAGTGCAGCATATTACAGTGTGTTTGGAATTAGTAAATTATTTTCAGCTCAAGCAATTGCTGTAGCTATAATGGCAGGGACATTAGAAGTATCTAAATTAATTGCTGCTACTTATTTACATCGTTATTGGAAAAAAATTAATTTTTTATTTAAAACATATTTAACCGTAGCTGTTATAATATTAATGTTTATAACATCTATAGGAATATATGGATTTCTAACTGCGTCATATCAAACTACGGCAAATGATTTATTTATTATGGATAAAGAAATTGCAGTAATTGAAATGAAAAAATCTAGATTTGAAGATCAATTAACTGGATATATATCTGAAAAAAATCAATTAGCTATTTCAATTTCAGAATTAACAAAAGGATTGTCAAATAATAAAGTACAATGGAAAGACAAAGAAACTGGACAAATTCTTACATCTACTTCATCTAGTACTAGAAAAGTTTTACAAAAACAATTAAATGATTTTAAAGATCAACGAAATAATGTCTCTTTAAAAATTGAAAAAATAACAGATTCAATAACATCATATGATTTAAATATTTTAGATATAGAATCAAATTCAACTGTTACTAATGAAATCGGGCCGTTAAAATATGTTTCTGAATTGTTAGATCGTCCTATGAATCAAGTAGTAAATTGGTTTATATTAATTTTTATATTTGTTTTTGATCCATTAGCAGTAGTATTATTAATAGCTGCTAATAAAGCATTTGATATTCACTCTGCAGAAACAAAAGAAAATATATATGGAGAACGAGTTATAAAAAATAAAAATATAGATGCTTTTAGACCTCCACATCCATCAGATGCTGCAGAATGGGATGAAGCTGAAAAAAGAATGGATATCATAGGTCAAAATGGAAATGATGGATTACATTATGATGATAATGATACTCCCGAACCACCGCCCGCTGGGCAAACAATAAAAATATCATGAAAACAAGAAAAATAATAAACAAAACAAAAACAACAAAGATGTTACAATGTAGATGTAAAAATTGTACTAATATGGTAGAAGTTGCATCAACATCAATATCTGTTATATGCTCTTTATGCACTCATAAAATGGCAGAAGGTCTTTTGGAATATTCCAAATAATTCATTATAATATAAATAAAAAATATGTTAGAAGCTGAAGAAATTAAATCAAACTGGGAAGAATATAGAAAACAGGTAAATATATTATTTCCAGAAAGAGCAGATAAATTAAATAAAATGTATGATGATTATGAAGAAAGAATCGTCATGATGCCAGCATCGTCAGTTGCTCATTATCATAATGCATTTGCTGGAGGTTATATAGATCACGTACTTCGTGTTATGAATTGTGTAAGAAAACTTCATGACACTTGGACTAATATGGGTGGTGATATGTCAGGATATACTAAACAAGAAATGATGTTTGCAGCAATGCATCATGATTTAGGAAAATGTGGATTTCCAGGTAAAGGAAGAGAAGTATATCAAGTTGAAACATCTGATTGGCATAGAAAAAATATGGGAAGAATGTATAAACATAATGAAAATATCCCTTTTACCATGGTACCAGATTTATCTATTTATTTATTACAAAAATATGATATAAAAATGTCTTGGAATGAATATCAAGCTATAAAGATACATGATGGTATATATGATGACGCTAATAAACCTTATTTTATTGCCAGATCAGCACAAGCTAAATTAAAAACTAATTTACCTTTAATATTACATCACGCAGATCATATGGCTTCTCAAATAGAATATGAACAATGGAGATCACATAAAAATAATTCTCCAAAACCAGTTTCACAAAAAGCTAAAGCTACTAAAAAGAATGCAATTAAAAATTTAGCAGAACAAAATCCAGATATAGATAAAGGTATATCGGATATATTTAAAACATTTAGTGATTAATTATGGAAATAATAACAATTGTATTAATATCAGGAACTCTTATATATTTTGTTTGGAGATCGTTAACATTAGCTAATGTTACTGCAGATCAAGAAGAATATATAAAAGAATTAGAAGATATGTCCCAATATATGTATAATCAGATTCATGAGTCTTTTAATGAAATGAAAAAAATAGATCATAAAGGATCATTTGAATCCGACGATGAAGCTGGTACAACATTTTCATTGTTAAATAATGTTATTAAAAATTTAGAAAAGGAATTTAATGCCGAGAAGAAAGAAGAAAAGTAATAGATATTGGACTAAAATCACAGAATGTTCTGTATCGGCTTATAATCAAACAGTCGACCACCAGCCTTTAAAAGAAAAAATATATAGAAGATTTATTTTTCCTGCATTTATGAAATTAACAGAAAATTTAATAAATAAAATGAAACCAGACTATATTGATTCTTCTTTCAAGGATCTACAAACAGATCTAGTTACATATTTAACAATGCGATTGGATAAATTTAATCCTAATGCTGGTAAAGCATATTCATATTATACAAGAACTGCATTTAATTATTTAATTGCAGAAAATCAAAAAGGGTATTCAAAACTCAAAAAGACAACTGAACCTATTAATGTAGATGAACAAAGAAATGTGCAAACAGAAATGCATAATGCAGAAATGCAAGATACACTTCGATATTTCATGGATGCATATATTAATTACTGTTATGATAATTTAAATTTTATTTTTACAAATGAATCAGATGTACATGTAGCAGATTCTATTCTTCACATTTTTGAAAATCGTGAAAATATAGAGCAATATAATAAAAAAGCATTATATGTTTTTATAAGAGAGCGTACTGGATTACAAACAAACAATATAACGCGCGTTATAAAAATCTTAAAAAAAATATATAATGATAAATTTTTAGAGTATGAACGTAATGAGTATGTGAATTTACCCTTTTGATATTTATTATTAAAAGGATCTACTATGGATATAAAAGATGAAATATTCAAAGGTACTAGTTTTTCTGATTTAATGTCAGAGGTTTATCATAATTCCAAAAAGAAAGATAGACAAATTAATCAATTGATATCTCAATTGCATCCACTTATACGTAATGCATCTGACGCTACCATAATAGTTCCATTAATAAAAGAATATTTAGATGTTGCTGTTAAAAATGATGATCATATAGTTAAATTAACAGCTATAACACAACGATATATATCAACTACCCAAACTATTACTGGTGAATCTTCTTTATTAAGTGAAGATGAAAAAAAGCAATTATTACAAATTGCTGATACTGAATTTGAATCTGAATTATCCGATGAAATTACTAAAATTGATGAAGAAGATAAAGAATTACAATCAAAAATTTTAAAAGTTAAAGAGTCATTGGAGCAAAAAAATGCTGAATAATACTGTTACTTTTAAATTTGCTGAAGTAGTTAATACATATGATGATACATACAAATATTTAGATAATACCAACTCTGATAATTTATTTGTTGTTGAAGTTCAAACATATGGAGAATTAGAAACTAGAACATTATTAGCTAGACCAAGTAATCCAAATATAAAACAAATACCATTAATTGGAGAGCAAGTTATTATATTTAGTGCATTACAACAACAATCTACAAATGACATAAAAGAAATACAATGGTATTATTTACCAGCGTATAGCATTCAATCTGCTATTAATAATAACGCTATACCTGGTTTAGCAGATATAGAAGGATATTCAGATACTCCTCCTAATCTATCAGATTTTTCGTTAGGAAAAACATTTACAGAAAAAATTGTTTCTCCTTTACAGCCATATGAAGGAGATATATTAATAGAAGGAAGATTTAGTAATAGTATTCGATTAGGAAGTACAGTTAAAACTAATAAGACTCAAGACGAAGTT